GTTTAGATTTCCAGTTGTGAGAGACGTTCCCGCTTGATAACCAAATAAAGCGTTTCCATCTGCGGTTGTTTGTGAATATCCCGCCTGATACCCAACAGCAGTGTTGTTAGAGGCGGTGGTGTTGGAATAAAGCGCCTGAGTTCCAATAGCGATATTGCTTGCGCCAGTTGTATTGAGCGCCAAAGCAATAGTGCCGACAGCAATGTTGTTTGCTCCGGTTGTTGTAACCTGTTGTGCCTGATACCCAATAGAGATGTTGTTGTTGGCTGTCGTGTTTGAATACCCAGCCTGAGTGCCAATCGCCACCAGATTGGTTCCGGTAGTGTTGTTGTTGGCCGCTTGAAAACCGACAGCTACGTTGTTGCTGGCAGTCGTGTTTGAAATCAGCGCCGCACGTCCAATAGCGGTGTTATTTGCGCCAGTTGTGTTCGCCAGCAGTGTTGCAGAACCAATTGCGGTGTTGTACTGGGCGTTGGTATTAGTGGCAAGTGCGGAATTGCCCACAGCAGTGTTGTTGTCGCCCCCAGTATTTGCAGCCAGCGCGGAAATACCAACGCCGACGTTTCCGCCTCCGGTGTTTGTGCCCGCCAAAGCACTCGCACCCACCGCAGTGTTGGTGGACACAGCACCTGCACCACGACCTACGGTGATGCCGTAGATCGACATATCTTTTCCGGTTGAAATCACGCCCGACGATGCCAATACCAACGAATCAACCGGAGCGCTACCATTGAAACTAACAGCCTGGGTAGACCCTGCTACGCCAGCACCGACAATGTTTAGTGTGCCGGTGGAGGTGATACGCATGCGTTCAGCAGAAGCCGCAACGTCATAGAATTGGAAGCCATTAGTTCCAGCGCCAATTTGGAACCCAAAGGTATTAGCCCCAGACGGAGTGAATTTAACTCCAGGGAATTGTCCTGCAATATCAATTACTCTCGTATATCCATATGCAGTGGTTGGACTTTGAGTCCCAATCCCAACATTACCAGCAACAATCAGCCCAGTAGTAGGTGCTGCTGTTGTATAACCGATAGCAGCATTACCAGTAACTTGTAGCGTGTTGTTTGTACTGGTGAAGTTGCCGCCGATGTTGACTTGACCACCGGAGGTGATTGTTAACCTATTAGCTTCAGCAGTTGCGTCACGAATTAACAAAGCCCCTGGCAAACCCGTCGCTGACCCTCCTGTCGTTATTACGTATTCACGACCAGATGCCCCACTGTTTTTTATAGAAAACAATGGATACGCATTTGTGCTACTTGATTCAACTTGAATGGCTATCGTATCTGTTGTTGTAAACGCATGAATTTTAGATGCAGGCGCATTAGTACCAATACCAACCCGATCCGTAGACGCATCAGCAAAGATCAGATTCGCATCTGTATCACCCTCAATACGGAAGTCAACATCAGCACCATTCTCGTTGAACACAGCCCCACCGTTAGCCGTGAGTGCTGTAGAGACGGTGACCGCGCCAGTAGAATCAGCCAGCGTGATAGCAGCAGTACCATCCTTAGCCTTGACGTTCGTAACCTCTAGGTTCGTCGTGTCGATGGTTGTGGCAGCTAAGGTGTTCAGTGTGACGTTAGTCGCGGTGTCGTAGTACACCGACCGGCCAGCAGGGTAGGTACAGAAGACGTCTTTAACACCTGCCGAGAAGTTAACCAGATTCCCGCTGTTTGACGAAGACAGCACCGTATCTCGGCTGAGCGTCGTGCCCGACGCCGTATAAGTACCGATACCAACTTCCCATTCATTAACGCCCGGAAGGTTGATGGTGTAATACGTGGTGTTAGCATTCCCGATGGCAGAAAAGCTCTGGAATCCCGCAACCGCACCAGCCAGCGTAACTGTGCCCGTGCCTTGAGTTGTCGTCGTTTCCCGAACCCGATCTTTCAGTACAAGTGCCATGATTACACCGCGTCTATGTTAGTCCAGCCCGAAGACTGCGTATTGTTTATGATGGTCCAGTTCGCCGTCTGATCGTCATCAATCGGCTCCCATAGCGGACGCCCAACAATTACATCCGATCCGGTTGCTGTTTCCGATACGCTCGCCAAGAACGTCACACTGGTAGCGAAGCTGTCAGTCCCCGTAGCACCCTCAATAATTGTCCCAGGGTAGAACGGAACCGCTGAAGTTGTATCTGCGCCTGTCGCGGACTCTGAAACAGAAGACTGGAAATTGATCAGTGAGCTTACTTGATCCGAGCCCGTTGCCGTCTCAGACACTGAAGACAAAACAGTAAACGTGCCGGACGTCGTATCCGATCCAGTGGCCAGTTCCGTGACAGAACTTAAGAAAGTAACAATCGTTGTTACTGCATCTGAACCCGTTGCAGATTCAGAGATCGTAGGAAAATAGATCGTCCCACCAACCGTGGCGAATGGAAGTTCAGCGAACGATCCAGAGGAGAACGACATTATTCATTGACCAGATCGTCTTCTTTGAACCAACGAGTTTGTTGGTTGCCCTCAACATCAACCCACGTCATCCGGCACCACACAACCCCGTCCTCGTCCATCCGAAAAGCTTCAACCTCCCCAGAAGGCACGACAGTATTGACCTTGACTAGATCACCACGCTTGAACTTAGTTGCCATGATGACCTCACGCTGCGTCAAGGCTAAAGGTATAGGTGACCACGATGGTGTCACCCGATACGACCGAGCGATCCCCCGGTGCCTGGAAGTCTGATGCAGAGAACAACACACCAGACGTACCACCTTTGGTGTTGTTACTGATCAGAAATGCTCCGCCAACCACCGTCGTACCATTGATACTAAATGTCGCCGGAGAAGCTGAGTTCGTAACCACCGAAGGGTCTGCAGTGGTGGGGCTTGCAAATACCGCTTGGGGGCGCGTCGATTGACTGTAATCAGTCACCTCAGTCCAGCCTGCATGCAAAGCTGCTGTGTCGCCCGCTGCCGGATTATTTGACGCCGCTGCGCCGTAAATGCCTACGTACCACGTCGCTGTATAGCCACTACCCGTGAAATACTTGGCGTTCATATCCTGCAGACCTTGGTTCACAACCAAGTTTTTGGACTCACTCGTCCACTTCAGTTCGCCATCTGCGCCATAGCACTCAGCCCGGAATACACCGCCAGCGCTAGCACCTTCGTGACTTTTCATGTTTGCCTCTTAGTTAGAAGAACGAATCAAAGCCGTCGTGGCAGTGTTCGCAGGCATGGTGATTAAGAATTGAGTGGTTGTGGTCTTGTCGGAGCCAAAATCTAGGACGGCGATTGACCGATTGGCCTTGCTCGCATTGTAGATCAGAGCACATCGCGCTGTGAAGGCAGCAGGGTTCCACAAAACGTTATCAAAGTTTACGAATGCTACATACCCAGACGTGCCGATTGTCACGCCAGTCATGATTTCGCCACCAGCCGTATATCCCGTACCAGTGATTTCGTTTGTCGCTGTGTATGCAGTCGTAGCTTCGTTAAGATCAGCTTCAGCCGTATACAAAGCAATCTTAATGGTGTCCGTGGTCAGGTCGTGAATAGCCTGATATAGCTCCGCCTTGAAGCTCGTGGTCTGGGTCTGGACAATCGACATTACTTCACCTGTACCCGAACTTGACCATCGCGGTACGCATCCATACGCTGCTTGCCGTCACCCAACTGTTTAGCCAGTGCAATCGCTTGTGCGTACAGGGTTTCGTAAATCTGCACTGTCTCTTGTTCACCCTTGATGAATCGGATAGCTTCGATCAACGTACCGTTCAGCAGCACCGTATCAAAGTTGTCCCCAAGCCACGACGTGCCCGTTGCGTTATCTACAGTAGCTACTGGAATCGAAAACCCACTCCCAGTACCACCAATGCTGGACGCCGCTGCTGAAAGCGTATTACCCACTGCGTAGAACACCCCAGGATTCTGAAGCGTCACGCTCGTAACCGCACCACCTGAAACCACAACCCGCGCAGTCGCACCAGACCCACTACCGCCCGTCAACGGCACGTTGAAATAAGTTCCGTTGGTATAGGAAGAGCCCGCAGTAATCGCACCGAAGGTTGCAATCGAAGACTGAACAATCGAAGTGGGGTAATAGTAATAATGCAGCTCTGCTGAGTACGCTGCATCAGGCGTAGGCCCGAGAATGAACGACAACTCGTTGGTGTCAGAGAACGTAGGTCCAAAGATCGCGTAGTGTTTAGGCAGTCCAGTGCTTGTGGGGCTTGGGTACGCCTCACGGATAAAGTTCACATCTTTGTTCAACAGATACAGATACTCGCCATTGGCTTTGACAGCCGCCAGAGAGTAGACCGACAGAAAATCGTTCGGTGCAGAGAGGTACTTATTGTTCGCGGACATGCTGCCCGTGACGTTCTTGCGCAAGTTTGCAAATTGAACGGTGTTGTAAATCTTTTGCTCAGCTTGCCGAACAAGCATGGCGAGCGTAGCCGCAGGTATCGCGTTCTCTACGATATCTTGGACGTTCGCTTGAAGCTCACCATAGTTCATAAGAACCTCTTAGGCCATCGGCCCACGCGCCATCACACCCTTGGTCGCAGCACCGGTACCACGAATCTTTATACCCGTGGTCTTGACGTTTTTCTCAGGATACCCCGAGTTCTTGAGGTCAACGCCCTCCGGGCTTTTTGCCTGCGGGATAGGCTTCGCTTTGGGATTTTGTTTCATTACACACCCCTCCCAGACTTCTTATACTTGAAAGAGGAAGTTTTTTGGTTGGCAACCTTGGCAAGGTTCCGCCCCAGTTCTTTCATCTGCAGATTCGTCTTGCCGCCCTTAGCAAACTTGGTCAGCGGCTTGCCGGGGTGCATTGCTTTTTCGTGCTTGTGCACGGCCTTCTTCGCATCCATGATAACTCCTAAGTCGTAACCGTTACTGTACCAACAGAAGTGACTCCAACCAAGTAGTTCGGTGTCAAACCTGCATCGTTTGCGCTTGCGCCACCCACTGGGTACCAGCCCCACTGAATATCACGTGAACCACCGGTCAAGTTACCCTCTGCATTCACACCTGCCGTTACGTACGTCGTATCTCTTCGCGGGTTACGTAAAGCCTGTGGATCATCAACCGGGTACATCCCCAACTGAAGCTGCGGGTGGTCAGGCGACCAACACTCTTTACATACCAGCAGGTTAATTTTCTTCGTCTTGACAACCAGTTCGCTCAGGTCTCGCAACTTAAAGCGGAACCCGCAAATATCGCACATTGCGATAGCGATTTTTCCACTGGCGAACCTATTGCCCATTTAGGCACCGCTACCGATAAACTGTCTGCGGGGAACGAAACGTACTGCAGCTTTTTCTCTGTCCTCAGCCGCTGCCAACTCAAACTGCTCCATGTACTCGGCTTTCAACACTTGCAGCCGGTCCGACAGTTCTGGAGTCTTCATAGCAATCTGAAACGCCAGCCCCGCAATCAAGCAAGGCAGGAAACGAAAGTTCATATCCGGTGTCTCGATACCAGCGCCAGCATCTTGGACACGGCGAAGTCGCCAGTACACAAACTGATACGTCTGCGTATTGTCCGGGGTCAACCACACGGTGATTGAAGGAAGATTTGGGTTATAGACCGCTGTGCCTGTCAAATGGCTTGCAGCCGTCGTTCCGTTCTGCGCACGTACCACACCACCCAACGTGTTGTTCGACGTATTGAGCCAGCCATAATAGATGTCTTCCGAGTCCACTCGGATGAAGCCCGCAGAAGGCAAGTTAGCCAGCGACGACAGCGTGATCGTGGTCGTTGAAGCGTTAATACCGCCGTTGAGCGTCGCACCCGTAGGACTTACCTGCCCTGAGAGTCTCTGCACCCACACCTGAATTGGTCGTCCCTGAGCAAGCTTGTTTGGTATGGTGGCATACGTTGAGACACTAATGCGGGTGATGTTTAGGTCCGCTTGCGTTGACTGTGCGTTAGCCCCAGTGCGAATTACGTGATCGAGAAGATCGATGGTATCCAGTGGTAGCGCGTAGGTTGGCAGCCCCGGCACGAGCGTGATGGTGCCTTGCTCGTACGTCCACATGTTTAGACCACGGTTAGCCCACTCAATGGTGAGCATGTTCATGGCCATGCGGGCAACTTTCAGGTCAAAGCCCGAACGCATCTCCCGACCGGCCTGCATCCAAGCCAGTTCAGCGACCTCAGTGAAGTCTGGGAAAAACGTCGTTGCACCAGAGGTTGTCATCTAAATCTCGCTGTCTTCTGAGCAATGCCCTTGGGTTGCGCTACAAACTGCTTACCTTTAGCCTTTCCTGCTCGTTTGGCTCGGGTGGTTGCTGCGTACTCCGCAGGGCTCAAAGACTTGATGGCAGCTTCAGGAAGATACCGCTCGCCCGTCTTGGATGAAGGCTTTCCGCTGCGTGTAGTCCAACGCTGTTGGGTCCAATCTTTTAAGCTCTGTTGCGAGGGTTTAGTCACGGTAGCCGCCGCCCTTAGCCTTGTACTGCTTAGCCAGAAGCTGTGCCTTACGGGCCGACCACTGCCCCGCACCAGTACCCTGCGTTGCTTGACCTTTGATCTTGTTGAACAACGCTTTCCGCATGCCGGGTTTAGTGTAGTTGCCAGCTTCGTTCACGCGGGACACAGAGCCGCCTTCAGCGTACTCCGTAAAGTCCGTATTGTCCCGGCGCTTCTTGCGTACGCCTGAAGGCATTTTGGAGGGGTTTATAGCCCCCATCCCGCGTGACGGCATCAAGATACACCTCCGCGTCTAACACCATTTACTATTCGGCTTACTTGCGATTGCCGTATATTAAACTGTTTTGCTAGCATGCCTTGGCTATAAACTTTATTGGTGTATAAAATTTTAATTTGCGTTGCCTGTGCGTCAGTCAACTTGGCTTGCCCATTCAACTCGCCATGAAGCCGGGCGCTACCGCTTCTATTTTTGGCGACTCTATCCGCTACATTATCTTTGTTACTACCAAGGAAAAAATGATCTGGGTTACAACACTTTCGGTTATCACATTTGTGTAGCACATGTAGTTGGTGGTCAAGCGACGGTAACATATTTACTAACCACGCAGCCACTCTATGCGCTGTGGTAGATTTCCCCAAATGTACGCAAAACCAACCATACCCTTTTGCGTTAGTAGCAGCTTGCCATTCCCAGCATTGGTGCATAGGCCCTTGGCTTACCTTAGCCCAAAACCTTTCGGCAAGGGTAGTCATATCATTCGACCTTTAGTCTTACCACGCTGTGCGCAACCATCTGCACGGGCGGAAGCCGAACCAACTGAGCCGCCTTTAGCATACTTCCGAGGCCCGAGCTGACGCGCGGCTTCAAACGCCTCTTGCATCTTCATACGCTCAGCTTCACGGCGCGCCTCATCAATCGCTTTGCGCTCAACATCAGGACGCGGAGTCATGGTGTCTTCTTCGCGGTACATCTTAGCGCGGCGCTCTGCATCAGCTGCGGCAGCAGCGTTGTCGTCCATGGGGAGCGGCATGGGCCGTTCTTTACGGCGATCGCGTGACATCTTTTCCATCTCAGCACTTCCCGCCGTAGGCCATCTTGACCATCGTACCTTTGGTCTTGCCTTTCTTGGCAACGCCATCAGCCGCACTGGTGTACCCACCCGATTTGTAGGCCATACCGCCACCCATCATCTTCTTGGTAGCGCCGCCTTTCTTCATACCTTTGGCTTCAGCCATCTCGTGCTTGATCATGGCTTTGGGAGCGCCCTTCTTTTTCATAAAGGCAAGCTCTTTACCCATCATAGCTTTGGATTCTTTCATGTCACCACCCTCGTTAAATTTACGGCCTTTGTCGGCCTTCATGAACTCGCGGCCAACCTTCTGAGAAATCCCCATCCGCTTAGCAGCGGCGGGGTCATTAGCGACCATCGCCATCAAATTGTGCTGGGCTTTGCTGGTCGAAGGCATGTTAGCCACCAAACAGCCGTTTAAGGCCCATCGTAATGGCACCACCAACCGTACCGGCAAAAGCCATGACCACCCAGATACCACCCTTGGTCTGATCAATGGTCTCTTTCATAACCTTCATATCCTGACGCAGCAGGTGAATTTCTTTCATGAGGTTACGAACGTCAGCCTCAAGAGCGCCAAACTCTTTAGGGTCTACATCAGCCATGGTTAGCACTTCCATGCTCTCAAACTTTTATTGATACGACTGTTTGGGTCTTTAGCAGTTTTCTCAGACGTGAGCTTCTTCTTCATCCCTTTCATCCGGGCACAGAATGAATCACGCCGAGCACCACCTTCCGGTTGAGGAGCCTTAAGCCCCGGTTTCCCAGGGTTAGCCCTGTTGTACGACGCCCGCCCCTTGGCATTGAGCCCGCCTTCAGGATTTTTCCCCTCTTTGCGCTGCCAAGCAGGTGTCTTAGCCATGATCTACCCGCAGATGATGGTGCAGTAGGTCACGTTTGTCAGCGTGACAACGCAGAAGTCGTCTTTACCACTAAGGGTAGTGATAATCCCCTCTGCCGCCATGTACAAACTATTGACTGACGTGGCCGATGCCGGAGTATTAACCTGCAGTTTCAGGTTACGCGCAAGCCCATTGGTGTTGAACTTGACTGATCCAGCACTGCCAGTGCCCACGTAGTACAGACCTTTGATGCGGGTGCGAGGCAGCGCAAGGCTACCTGTTGTTCCGATCTTGACGTTACCCGCCGAAGCCCCGCTTGCCGTGATTGAATCAACCCGTGCGTAGAAGTTGTTGGAGGTTACCGTCGTGGCATTGGGTCCAGTCAAAGTTTCACTCACAACGGTGTTGGTCAAATCACCAACCTTGATGCCCGTGATCGTGAACGTGATACCTGAGTCATCACCTGCCGACGTGATGATGACCTTATACCCATACCCGTTAGGGCCGACGGTGTTCTCAAGCAGAGACAGTGAACCTGCATCCGCAATCGAGGCATTTGCCCGGTAGTACGCATCGTCTGTGGCGGGGGTTACCGCCCAGACATCATATTGCATAGAGGCCATGAGTGCCTCCTATTACTGGTCGGCAAACGCAGGGGCAGTCGCACCAACAACCGTACCGAAGATTTGCCAGTTCGTACCGTCTTTGGCAATCACAGTGATCTGCGCGGCAGCAGGCACATTGACCTGAATTTTGCTGTTGGAGTTGCCGTCCGAGTACACAACCGACACAGCACCATCATCCGTATCGTGGAACGCCACACCGCCAATAAAGTAGTTGGTGTTCGAACCCGTGTTGATGATGAAGTCCGTCGCATCCGCAGCACCGCCGCCGTACACAAACGTGAACGACTGACCCGCCACCGGGGCAGGCAGCGTGTAGGTGTTGTCTTGGGTACCGTTGGGAACGATGTTGATTACACCGCCGCCGTTAGTTGCAGCGGTCATCGTTGCATTACCATCAGCCAGAGCCACCGGGGTTGCAACAATCCCAGAAACACCCATGGACACCGCAGCCGTAGTAACAGCACCGGTAGACGAATTGATGGTAACGGTTTGGAAACCGTTTTGGGACCGTACCGGCCCGCTGAATGTAGTGTTGGCCATGATCTCTCACATGCGATTTTCGGTACTGCAGCCTGCATGTCGTCAGCCGGGACTGTCTGCAATACCGGTAACCCCGGAATAGTAGTGTTGTATCAGGTTGTTTGGGGGGTGTCAAGCCTCCAGACCCACCGCCTCTTACCGCAGTCAAAAATGCGCCGCGCCCCCATCAAGTAGGTCATCTCTGCTTCAGTACGGGGGTCTGTATCAGCGTCAAAAATATACGCGAGGCCGTGCTCTTCTAGCCGCTTTTGGATGAACTTCCGTTGGTACTGTGTCTTAAGAAGCAACCCAAGCTTAGGGCTCCAGACAGCATAGTCGGGTGCAAGTTCTCGTTCCAGCTCAAACCCAAGCTTTTCATACATGCTGCCATCAAAAAACCGGTTATCAGAAAACGATTTGACTTCTGTTGGTTGGTAGTCAGCCAAAAACGCTTTAAACAGGCGAGACGCGCCGCCCTGCACAGTTACACGTGTGGCATATCGTGAAAGCGTCCAACTCCGTGACGCATGCGGCCCTCGGTCATTCGCCCCATAAGTGAACCGCATACACGCAACAAGCTTACCGTTCCAATAGAGGCCATAGTGCTCACCAGCGCCGTTGCCGCCTTGGACGTGGTACCGCTCGTAAAACTGACGGGCTTCATCACTACTAACCCGAGATACGTCACACTTACGCGCCATTAGACTCCCACGACCTGCGCCCACAGCGTAACGCAGTAGCCGCTTGATAGCGGGTTTACGGGCTTTCCACTCAGACTCATAGAGCGTAATCAGGTGTACACCTTTATCGCGGCAAGCTTGGTACTTTTGCGCATGTTTACTTTTGTTGGCCTGCTCATCAGCGGCAGTTGCGTGGCTATGATAAAACTCCCCGCAGTATTCCACCGCAAGTTGTGCACCCGGTACGTAGATGTCTAGCTCTTTCGGCTTCACCAAAGTACGGTCGCGGCGTACGACCGTGGTAAACGTCTCTAAAAACTGTGCGACTTCCTCTTCGCCCGAAGACTTCGTGTGATTGCACCGTGTACATGGGTTGGCTCCACGTAAGACCGCATGGGGTGTAGATATGAAGTGGGCACCATGTGTGACGCACTTGAACTCGGCATTCGCAGATATTTTTGTATACCCACTTACGTACTGAACAGCGCCCCCATGAACATCCGCAAGGCGTGATAAAAACCCAGCAATCGGGAACACTCCGTTAGGGTGGACTTCTCGACCTTCAGCCGTAACGCGCTTAACGTAAGCACGTTTGTTAGCCTCCCGCATTTTTTCTGGCTGGTGTTTTCTTAACGCTTGTTTTGCCTCCCGGTCTTTAACACGTACAAGCTCCGGGTTCCGAGTTCTATACGCCGACGTGTACGCCGCCGCTTTATTCGGATTCTTAGCCAACCACGCAAGGGACGCCAACCTTGTGCACTCAACGCAAGTGCCAGTTAACGTAGCTCTGGGGGCTAAGTGCCCTTGCTTGCAAGGGATACCAGTCTCGTAGGTCTTACATCCTGCGGCAATTGCATTCTGCCGTGCTGTCATGTTCCGTGGCATTTTGGAGCCCCCTGTAGTGATCGAATGTCACTATCTTACGGATATGAGAAGAGGGTGTCAAGTAGTGATTAAACCACGTAAAAAAGGGGCCCGAAGGCCCCTCTCAATCAAGCTAAGTGCTTGATTTACTTGCGTTTACGCGCCCGGTGAGCCATATGCGCCCAACGGATCAGAGACGCCGAAGCTGTACCTTTCGCGGCTCTTGTACCTTGAGTTACCTGTGTCAAAGTCCGCATCCATGGAAGTCTGCAGAGGCGTACGCACGAAGTGCTTGAGCCCGTTAGGAACGTCCGTCAAGAGGAACCAAGCATTGGTATCGGTCAAATAGTGATTAACCGTATAGCCTTCAGGGATGGAGCCGTTGTTCTTCAGCGCGTTGATGTCGTTGTCAGCGGTCGCCACGCGGAGTTCAGTCTCCAACAGACGGGTTGCAACGAACATCAGTGCCGGAGGCACAACCAGCTTGCGGGGCTTAGCAGCGATCAGCAAGCCACGCTCATCGGTCCAACCAGCGATCTGAATAACAGCCGCCTCAAGGGAGGTTTCATTCAGGTCAGCGGCAACCGCAGGACGGTTGCTGTTGGTACCACCAGACACCAGAGGATGCGCCGTCGAGAACAGAGCTTGGCCGTCGCCGTAGGTCACAGCGGAGCTAAAACCGTTGTTCAGGATAGACGCAGCTTTGACTTGCTTGGTGTACGCCATAGCACGAGCCAGAGCTTTGGTATACCGGGACGACAGACTGTCGTACAGGTTATCCTCGATGGCCTCTTCGGTCAGCGAGAAACCCATCGCAATGGTTTCGTGGTTGTAGCGAGCGGTCCAAGCTTCTTGCGCGTTATCGTAGGCAATCGCGCTGCCCTCGTTCTTCACCGGAGCGGCGGAGAAGCCAGACAGTTTGGTTTCCTCTTCGAACGAACGCTCAGAGGTTTCGGTTTCGAAAATCTCTTTGTGCTCTTCGCCGTAACGCTTGTACTCCATACCGAACAGCGCATTAAGCCCTGGGAGGAGTTCTTTCAGTAGTTGGGCACGTGAAATAGCCATGATTTAACTCCTTTAGGCCGTAGCGAGACCAGCGTAATACTCATGCTGGCCAAAGTTGAGCTTAACCAACAGCTCGGGGTACTGAGTAAACACCAACGTCGCGCTAGAAGCGAACGCAGCAACCGGCGCTTGATTCAGAACAACAGTCGTCGCACCAGCAGCGGCAGCGGTGTCCACAAACGAACCCGAGGGGATGTACTGGCCGTTCGAAGCAATCGAGCCTACATCAGTACCTACAGGCAGCGCAAACGGAAGCGCCGAGCAGGTAATCGTTGCGGTAGCAATGCTGGTGAACGTCGCGGTACCTAGCGACACAGCGGTCTCAGGCACAACACCAATCACACGGATCGGGAACGTGGCGGTCGTCAACGGGGTGTCGGTCGGAGCCAGGAGAGCGTTACGCGAGTTGCCAGTATTGGCATCACCAGAGTTATTCAAGCACTCAAGGTTCTGGCCAATCAAGGCACGAGCGCCAGAGGCAATCGTGGTACCAGACGAACAGATAGCCGCTTGGAAGACCGTATCAGGATCATCGCAAACATACGCAACCGCATCACCAGCCGCCGTGGAAGCGGGCCAATACTGCGAGAATTGCTTCTGCTTGGTCGTGGGGTTAGTGTACGAACAACCCAGGAAGATGCCGACCAGAGTACCAGCAGCGCCTGCGGTAACACTGATGCGCTCCAGATTGCCACGCACGAGGGCGACGAAGTCGCCGTAGAAAATGTCCGTAGCGTACGCGTAGGTGATGTTGTACATCCGCGTAGAGCCCGCGAACACCTGACCACCGATCAAATTGATCGGCTTTAGCCCGTAGGGCTTGTCAACAGTGGGGTAAGCCATTTGAGACTCCTAAATTATGAACCTGAACCGAAAGTGACCTTGGTACTACGCTCCCTAAAGAGCGGCATACGCGGGTCATTCTCGCGCATAAAGTTATTGTCAACCGCATTCATTTGTGCATCAGCTTGCTGCTGGAAGTATTGATTGCGGTCTTCAACAAATTCGGTCGGGGTCTTGCACAGCATCAAACCACCAATGACGATGTTATCTTTGAAGCGATCATTTTCAACGCCCATCGTAACAATCTCTGGATGATCAGAAGCTTTAACAGGTTCCCAACCTTCACGAAGTTTTGAGGAGACATTCATGGGATCAGCCTGACCCATGGTACTGACACGTACCCAATGAAACTCATACCCAGGCTCCGGGTTCGGAGTTGGCAGCAGCTCAGGACGAGCCCAAGACTTGCGGCGGGCAGTGCGGTCACGGGTGGTCAATTCACGATCAGTGCGGTTCTCAGCCATTTTGATTCCTCATTTGTTCAGCAACCTTTTGGGCGTAAAGTTCCAACGGAACACCCAACCGTTTCGCAAGTGCTACTTGGGTTTGCGTTAGCACAACCTTTTTAGGGGCGGTACTGCGCGTAGCGGGGGCTACGACGTTGGCTTTTTTGCTCGGCTTGGTGGCCGGTTTAGTAGGTACTTCTTCGTCGTCTTCAAACTGCTGTGGGAAGACTTCGCGCATACGGCGGTTAATCCGCTCGTAGTATTCGTCGCTTCGAGTATCGACGCCTTCTTTGACAAGCTTCTGGTGCAACCCCAGCGCAAAGCTCGTCATTTCGTCATCATCGCCAAACCATGAATTGGCTTTTTGCCACTCCACGGCCCTTTGATCAACAACCGGTGCTGGGGCGGGTGTAGGTTCAGATTCGGTTTGTACAACAGTTTTAGCAGGTTGTAAAGCGGCTGGTTTAAAGTTAGCCACTTTATCTGCACGAATCTTGGCAGTGGTCAGCGCTTCTTGGGCAGCAACAACCTTATCGGCATCACCTGACTCATAAGCCTCTTTATAAGCTCGTTTAGCCTGTTCCAACTCCGCTGCAGTCCGTGCTTTGGCTTGTTCAAGCAGTGCCGCATGGCTTTTGGTTTGTGCCTCTTGTAGCCGCTTATTCTCCTCAATAAGCTTTTGCGCTAGGCGAATAGCTTCTTCACGCTCTCGCTGTGCGGACTCAGCCCGTCTGCGCTCGTCGTGATAGCCCTTGGAGAACTGCTTGATGCGCTTCTGGACTTTATCTGAATACTCTTCCAGTTCAGAATCTGTCACCTCCGAGGGAGGCTCAGTTGGTTTTCGCCCACGGTCTTTGGGTGGCGTATCGTCCACCACCTCAATTTCAACCTCAGCAGCTTTAGCTTCAGGCGCTGGGGCCGGTGCGGGCTCAGCCTTGGGTTTTTCTTTTGGCTCAACGTCTAAGACGTTTTCAGCCGAGCTTACTTCCACTTCGACAGTGCCCTTTTCTTCGGGCTTGTCGGGGTCGGGAAACTCAAACTCAACTTTTTGGAATGGCATATTTCACCTCATGCTCGCGTAACGCCACGCGGATCAGCAACAATCGCTTCAATGCTGTCGTCGTTTAGCAGCCGGTATTCACGGCCATTAACTTTGAAGCGGGTACCCGAGTTGGGGCGAAACATCACGAAGTCGCCAGTCTTGCACCATGGGCCATTCGGAAATCTCTCGGGATCAGAGTAGGCTTGGTCACCCATATCCAGCACCGCGCCCATCATAGAGAGCACTGTTTCTGCATGCTTGGTCTGGTCGGCCTTAACAATCCCTGATTCAAATGTTTCTTCAACCTTCGGCAACGCAATCAGCAGGTGGTATCCCACCGGTTTGGGCAACTGAGCTTCAAAATCAGCATCAGTGATTTGAGGTTCACTCATTGGTATCATCCAGGTAGTTTTGCGCGAGGTCTTGTATTTCACGCTGTGCGGTCTCTAGTCCTCGAATCAAGCCACACAGTTCTCGGTATTCGGCGTAGTCTTTACCTGCACCGGATACAAGCGAGTCAGCAACTGCCTGTTTATGGGCAGCGATTTTTTCAAACAGCACGTCAAAGACGGTTTTGGCCATGGTTATCGTCCAACGGGTTTGTTAGCCTGCGCAGCCAGCCGCAGTCCTTCGAGCTGAAGTTTCTTCTCATCAATGGCAATATCGGCTTGATCCTTTGCAGTTTTGCGCTGCACCTCAGCTTGCTTAACCTGAAGCTCCGCTTGCTGGAGCTGAAACAGCGGGTCTTGTGCTTGCTGCTGAGCCTGTTGTTGCGCAGCCTGCTGCTGGTGCATTTGAGTCAACTGTTTGCCTGCGTCAGCCACCAACCGTGCAAGCTGAACTTCAACCTCTTCAGGCAACTGCTCCTCGGGCGGGGGTAGCGGCACACCCAGACGCTCTTCAATCTGCTTGCGATACATAAACCCAAGGTGTTCAGCAATATGAGCTTGTAGCGATGCCATGATCTGCTGCGTCATCGGATTCTGACCAATCGCCTGCATGATCATCGGGTCCTGCATGAACGACTGATGCGCCGCCAAGTGTGCTTCGTGATCTTGGTAGATGAACGCTTTGAGGGGCTTACCAGTAAGCGCACCCATGTTCTCGGACACAGGATCGCGGGGCTTCTGATCTTCAGCCGTCGGCACAATCTTGTCGGCCTGTTTGATACCCAGCGTCTCAAGCATCTGTCGATGCAAGTAAGGAAGATCATAAATCTGCGGGGCGCTCTGCGCCATCTGGAACGCCGCTTGATACTGCACAACCCGCTGCGCCATCGTGCTCGCGTTGGGATCGCTTACAGGAATAACTTCAACCATCGCATAGTCTTCACTACGCGCCCGTCGATCAACACCTTCAAGCACGTAGTCATACGGCTCATCAGCGTACTCAGCGATAAGCTCTTTTAGAAGCTTGAACTCTTGCTTCATCGCAAAGTGAACGCGAGCCTGCACCGCTGTCATCGGCTTGAGAGTACGCTCCAAGAGAGCCAACGTCGTACCCACCGGAGCCTGCGCTGACATATCACTAATATTCATGTCAGATATCGCACCCAGCCTGCGGCCTTCCTGGGTAATTCGTTCAAGCAACTGCGCAAGCACTTGGCTTGGCTCTTTGTACGGCAGGGTCATAATGTTGTCGCGCACCGTGCCCGACGGCACATCCACATCCCTAAACTCACCCGGCGCAATCGGCGTGTCATCGCCTTTGATTCGCAGCCCACGTGCTTTAAGACCTCCAGGAAGGTTACTCAGTGTGCCTGCGTCAACGAGTTGCCGAATGATGCTGGTCCCTGCTCGTGCATACCCGCCAATAATATGAATAAGCCCCAAGCAATAGAACCCAAACCCAGGCACATAGCCGTAGTGCACGAAGTGCTGACGCAGACGGTGCAAGCTATCAGTGGGGTCCCAGTTCCTACGGATCGCCAAGACCTTAGTCGTACCCTTATCGATAGTCACCACGTAGGGTTTCGGTAACTCTTCTTCGTCGTCCACACCTTCAATCTTCAACTCGGCATGCACTTCATACAGCGCGTAGCGATCATCGGTCTGAAGCGTGAACCCACCTTCCTCGGCTTTCTTTTTCTCAATGTCCGTATGAAACTGCACCGGCTCACCAAGGTCAACATCTTTATAAAACCCAGCCGCTTGCAGATGCTCAAGCTCATTCTTCGTTTTACGCATGATGTGCGTCACGCGCTCAGCAGTCTGCAAGTGAGAGGTGCCATACGGCACGATTACATCTTCTGCGGGGATATAGATCGACACCTGCCGCCCAAGCCTTGGGTCGTAATACACCTTCTTAAACGCAGACCCCGCAAGCCCCAAGCTATACAGCATCCGTTCATGCTCGTTGCGGTACTCAACCATCCGCTCTGTCAGCTGGTAGTTCATATCCGCTTTGACGCGCTCAGCCGCTTGCTCTTTCTCTTTAGTCACAGTCCCAAGAATCTTGGTCTTCACAGGCCCCTGCGCCGGGAACGTCTCAGCCATGGTCTCTGCTTGGAACCGTATCGCAGCTTCCGCTAGCAGTGTGGAGTACACACCACACGCATCATCCCAAGGCTCCGTTCTTTCTTCGTACTTAAACCCAAGGACCTCAAGCCCCTTCACGTACGTATCGGCCCAATCTTTACGTGCGTTAATATCAGCATCCACCAGCCCGATAAGTTCAGAGGCCAGCTTAGTCAACTCACCTTCATCCAGCACATCAGCCAAGTTTTCATTAAACTCGCCCCCTGCGGCCTGCTGCTCAGGGATCAACGTAATCTCTACACTGCCGTCAGCCAGCGTCACCATCTCGGGTTCTACGATGTCAATCTCCAGGGGCTCATCCTCTAAGGGACTCAACCCGGTGGGGGCCTGATACAGGCCTTTGTCCATCATGCTCGTTGCCATCATGTATCCTTACTCAGTAATACCCACCGCGTCGTGGGCGAGAAAACTCATCGGGCTCTTCATAGTCAGAATTTAACCGCAGCAGCCCACCCCGGCGTATCCGTGCCAATGCCAGTGATGTGGCATCAACATCATCGTCGTGCTCCCCTGCAGGAAACGCAACCAACTCCTCTACAACCTCAGTCGCCCAATGTGTCTCAGGGAACCAAACCTGCCCGCTTGCAAACATATCACTGATAGCATTGACACGCGCAATCTTATCCTGCCCTTTACCCGGACTGAACTCCTGCACATATATACCTGAGCGCCGCAACTCATCGACGAGCGGCTGGCCTGACGCTTTAGTTTCTATGATGAGCGTGTCGGGACGCCACTCTTTAAACTGCTGCAGTGCCTGCTGTTTTAGTTCGGGAAACTCGTACTTACCCTTGACGCGATTCAGCAAGATGACATTATCCACACCATCTTCGTTCTGCCACACCCCCCACGTCTGGCACACAGAATAGTCAGACCGCTCTTTAGTCGTCATCGCCGTGTCCCAAGACTGCACAATATAGTCAACCTCGGGCGGGTCTTCTTTCTCCCACCATTTGATGTACTCGCGCTTAATGAGCGCCGACTCTTGCGACGTTGGCTCTTGCTGATACTGTGCACTCCACTGCCACGCAGGCATGGACGCCTTGGTCCGCAGCAAACTCTCCAAGCTCCACTGCTCAGGCCACAGACTTTTCTGCAGTTCTAGCGGTGCTTCTGGATCATACCCAGGGGCTGTGGGGTCTGCTGCAGGGTTGGCACTGGTAAGAATGGCAGGAAACTCAAAAATCTCGTACTGATCCGCCTCTGGATTTAGCAAGGCATCCTTAGTTAGCCGCCCAATGAGGTCCCGTTGGTGCCAGCGAGTGTGTAATATCGCTATCCGGCCCCCCGGCATCAAACGTGTACGCAAACCCGCACGGAACCACTCATAAACCGTGTCCAAAGAGGCTGTATTGCCTGCCTTTAAGTCTTGTTCTGAAAGCGGGTCATCGACAATTGCCAAGTGTGCGCCACGGCCAGCCAACGCACCCCCAACACCCACGGCAAACACCTCGCCACCCTTGGTGGTATTCCACTTTCCAGCCGCTTTAGCGTCTGCAGCGATATTAACCCCAGGAAAAATGGCCATATAAACGTCAGATTGCATCAAATTTCGCACTTTCCGGGCCATATCAACGGCCAAATCAGACGTATGCGAGGCCAAAATCATCTTGTGATCGGGGTGTTTACCCAGGTACCACGCTGGGTAATAGATAGAAATCATCTGAGACTTGCCAAATCGCGGAGCCATGGATACTGCGATCCTGTCTTTTAGCCCTTTTTCGATCTCCATCAACAGACCACCTAGTTTTTTAAGGTGGGTTCCAAACTTATACGCGGAGTCAACTGCTGCTATGAAGGCTAAAAAGTCGTTCTGGCACAGAGCTATCCGATTCCGACGCTCAAGTTCCTCCAAAAGCGCAAGTGTATCCAGCATGTCCTGCTGGGACATCGACTTAACCCCCGCCAGCAGGCGCTCAACTTCCGCTTTGCTCAGACCGCTCACTGACTTCACCTAAAAATTGCGATAGCTCTGGCACGGGTACGTTTGGCACTTCAGGGGCAGGTAATGCTTCAGGCACGGCTTCCAGTGTTTTTGCAAGGCGTTCACGCAACAACTGCTCTAGCTCGGCAGTAGGCCGATGCCGCATGGTTACTTCAGTCTTATCTGTGAACAACCCAACATCGCTAATCTTACCCAGCATCTCATAACACTTTAACCGCACACGTGGGTCTGGGTGAGTTGAGTCAAGAATCAGTTTATTGGTGACGTAAGCGCGTATCTGCTGTGCAGACTGCACAACTTCCTTGTCGTATTCATCAAGGATCGCTTTTAGATGTACTACTACGCCGGGCTCGGCAAGCACTTCAGGAGTGGGGGATACGGCACCCGCTAACACGGCTCGCGCAGTTTGAATATTGTCGTCAGAGACGGGAAGCCCGTCTGGATATACATCTTCAACACTTCGAAGCGCAGCAGTAACCCGTGCCTGCAAATCCTCAAAGGTCGGCACATACGGGACGAACGGTACGTCAACCTCGATTTCTGGGACTTCCATAATATGCACGCAAGTAGCGGATACCGCATCGTAACACAGGCAAGGTTATATGCAAGGGGTTAACTGAGTGAAGTAGAGTTGTGAGAAATTTAGCAAAAATTTTTTGAGGGCTTGTTTTGGTGAAAGGGGGGTATGTAGGCAAGCGAAGCGAAGTTAACGCAGGTGAAACGCAGGTAGTTAAGGAAAACGCAGGTGGAACGCAGGTAGTTAAGGAAAACGCAGGTGGAACGCAGGTGAAACGCAGGTAGTTAAGGAAAACGCAGGTGGAACGCAGGTGGAACGCAGGTGGAACGCAGGTGGAACGCAGGTGGAACGCAGGTGGAACGCAGGTAGTTAAGGAAAACGCAGGTGGAACGCAGGCAAGCGAAGTTAACTAAGTGAAGCGAAGCGGTGAAGTGGGTTGCGTGGATTTAGCACTCAGCGTAAGCGCGCGTGGGTCCCATAACCGGCAAAAGGGGTTCCCCCCGTACGGTGGGGTCTGATTCTAACCGTTAAAATTTGACATTGTGAAGGAACAGTGTACAATCCGTTCTGTGGTCGACGTGACCACGCAACTTCACAAGGTAAACACCATGGATAACGTAAACAAGGTTCTCGCTGATGCAATCGACAATGCTCTTACCGTGTTCGCGGACACTGCAGATCGGATCGCAGCAACCCAAGCGGAAGCGGCAACCCAGCGCGCTGTGGCGGTTAACTTCGCAATTGACTGTGCAGTCGTGGAAGGTCTGGATAAGATCGACACGGCAAAGGTTATAGGGGTCGAGATTTTCGGGGCCTGCGTTGATACGGGCATTCTCTCGCGGGCAACTGCCAATGCGTATAAGTCGGGCCTAAAGCGTGCGCTTCATTGGGGCCAACCTTGGCATGCCCGGGCACACTTTGCCCCGGAAGATGGTGGACTTAAACCAATACCCGCTAATGAACGGACCGGACGTGGCAAAGCCGGCGCCAAGGCCAAGTCGCACAGACCCACGACTGCAGCGAGCTTGAAGGTCGACGCCAAGAAACGTACCGTGGCGCTTACGGTCCCCAAGTCGGTCAAGCCTGATCAGTTCGGCGCGGCAGTCTTGGCAGTTGGTTCGGAACCCGGACGGGTCGCGCTGTTTCTGGCCTGGGTCAAGTCGCACGGCTGGAAATAAGACTTAACCAGTAGCATCAGCCCCGCTTCGGCGGGGCTTTTTTACGCCCGCGTTTTTCGCGGGCTTGTTGATAGTAGGCGGCAGCACGTGAGCGAGTGTGCGTGCGAGTGAGCGCGGGAGGGCAGGTGAGTCCTGCAAACAACTAATCAGCAGCCTTTCAGGCTGTTATTTTAACGGTTAAAATAAATACAGACCTGCTTCGCAGGTAAAAACAAACTATCATCGCAGGGGTGCATGGGAGCTGATTTTAACGGTTAAAATCAACTGTGTCACAACGATACGCGAAAACGATACGGGCTTTTGTAACTGTGTCACAACGATACGCGAAAACGATACACGACCACTACACTCTTTTTTATGTATCGTAAATTTCGTTACAAGCCACATAACACAATTTTGTGTATCGTAAAAAACGCTACAAGCGTGTAACACGCGTATCGCAAAAAAGGGGGAATGTTACGTAAAAACGTTACAAGGAAATTTGTTCAGTTAGACACTATGTCACGTGAGTGTGTATGGAAAACTGCACCAAAGAGGGGAAAAAGCGTTGTTGCGTAACAACAAACGCCTAATAATAATAAGAAGAAGAAGAAGTTTTATATATATGTATCGTTGTAACGCAGTTTTTTGAACGCCAGCCTGAAAAAAGCAAACTGCCGGAAGTTATTTTTTTGCTTTTTATGGAGATGCGTTTTTGCGCTCAGGGGGGGGGGGGGTGCGCCAGACGCTTAAAAAGCTGAAATCAACGATACAACGATACGCGCCATTTTTCCTCTCTGTAGTATGCGTCTCGTTACGCGTTACGCCTGCGTATCGTGAAAAAGTGTTCCGATACGCGACCCCCAACGATACGCGATACGCGCCTGTAACGTTTCCCCGTAACGTAAGTACACAGTTCCGTGTATCGTATTTCTCGATACATACCCCCATCAACTGAAGTAATCACTACTGTCTAAAATCCCTCCCGACCCCTAAAACCACCCCTCCACTGGTGCCGGAATAACGTAACACACTCACTCAACAGACTAAACCCAACCACTTTGATCTATATCAATAAACCATACACAATCACTTGACAAAGTAACGCGACTCATGTACAATATGGGTTCGTAGTAATTCGTTCTTTCACAACCTGCTGTACCGCACCAACTAGCCCGTTAATTTTAACGGTTAAAAATAGGGGGTGCGGGCAAGCCGCTGTTGCTATATGCAACCCCGGACACGTCTGTCTACCTGCTCTTTGCGGGTAGTTGCTTGTACCAGTGCGGCCTCGTGTTAATGCGAGGTTTGCCCGTGTGACGTTCCTTCGGGGAGTAAGCGTGAGGTAAGAGCATGTGCTGTGCACATGTGTGCAAGCCCTCCATATGATCTGGCGATATCTAAGCCCACTATCCAAACTCAGTGCACCCAGCAGGGTGCTGAGGGTGCAGGTATCAGGACATATGAATAAAAGCTAACCAAGACCAAACCAATAAGCGAAACCCGGCACATGCCGGGTCTGCACGGGAACGTGCACTGATGAGCTTTACGAAACGCCCCCTTACCAGGGGGCTACTGCTTTACTAAACGCAAACCAAACCCAGGCTACATGCCTGAAAGGAGAACTGAGATGAATAACACATTGACCACGCATGAACTGTGGAGTTTGGCTGAACTTGCATGGGCGTATGCCGACCGCAACGATGACGACGATGAGATTTTTGAGGAGTACTCCGCGCTCCACGAGAAGCTGGTGGAGATGGCGAAACAGTCTGACCCGAGGTTCCAAGGAGAAGTGAAATGAAGAACTATGTCGTGCTGTATCGGATCGAGGGCATTCTGACGCCCCTTGACCCCCCGTTTGGCTTCCAGTGTTACGCCGAGGATACCGACCATGCAGAGGAGCAGTGCCTCAATGCGTACCCCGACTGCGACATCGTGTGGGTATGGCAAGGGCCAGAGGGTGTGGGTATGCAACCTGCGCTCGATGAGTATTGGAATGTTTCAGACTACATAAAGGAATGACATGAAGAACGGATTCACCCCCAAGCAGTACGCCTACGCTCTTGCTGCCGACGCTCTCTACCACGCCGAAAGGAACAGCCGAGGGCAACTTGATGATCTACCTCCCGCTGAACGGGAGAAGGCAATCGAGCAGATGCGCTTGCTGCGCTTAGCTCTGCAAGACAAAGCACATCTTGACAGTCACGTTTAGCCTACCGCCCCTCATGGGGCACAACCAAGGAGAACTGAGATGAACCGTAAACCAACCTGCCGCGCCTGCGGCGATCGCTTCCACCCCGCTCGCTTCCAAGCTGGCTACAAAGTCTGTCTACCGTGCGGAGAGGATGAAGCCCGAGCCGTGCGGCACACCGTGGCACCGCTACACAAGTCTAACTACATGCTGATAACAAGCCGGACCGATCTGGCGGGGCTTAACAATAAAGGCGGGCTGGTGCGATGAGTCGTGTGTATGAAGCAAAACAGATGTACTCGCGGATGGTCCGTAACCTACGTGAGTTCGAATCCAAACTGCTGGAGCTACTGCGGCACCCCGATGCCGACCCGGAAAGCATGCTTCACGCTATTGAGATGTACCGGCGCAACTGCGCATCACTACAACAGGCACGGGAGAAGATGTTAAATCGGTTCGGTAACTACGCTGGTATACAGAAAGTTTTTTAAGTATCCCCAACCACAAGGACTCAACCATGAACCCGTATCAACTGCTGAAAGATCACATCGAGCGCCATCAGTACAAACGTGGCCGGTTCAAAGGCGAAGAGCCCCTGGACCCCAAACGCAGGCGTAGAGACTGGGAGCGGGTGCGGCTCCTGCACGACGGCATCGCTGTGCGTCGTTACAACACAGACATACTAATCATCCCTGAGAGTGGTGATCGCGTCATCATTAACTGCGATGGGTGGGGGTCGTCCCCCACGACACGGGCTGCGGTAACCGAGGCTCTCTACCTGTGCCGTATCCGCATGTCGATTTACTCGGTTCGCTTCGGCAACCTCTCGCAGTTGGCTCTTGGTCCTTGGCGTTACTACGATGGCATGGAGCTACGTCCCAACGAGGCGGGGGATTGGGTGCCCACCGAACTTAAGCCGTTCTGCCGCAAGGTGGTGGATCGAGAACAGACTAAAGCTTTCACACAAGCAATCAAGGACTCCGGGTTCAAAGCATTGTTCCCAGTGCTGTATGCGAATGCGACCCCAGGCGATGCTCCCTTCGCGGTTGACAGCCGCCGTATCAGTGGGGCACTAACCGACTTTAGGTTTGCCGAGTATTGGCCTGGGGTGATTGCGTCTTACAAGTACACGCCGGTGTGGGGCATGCGTAAGTGGGATGAAGCAAGTACGTCTCAGTGCTGGGCCAAGCTCATGGCTGTTGCCAAAGCCGAGATGAAACACACCGTCGAGTCTGATGTGTTTGTCCTGTAGTTGTCGTTTAACTCAACCAAAACCAAACCCTACAAGGAGTTTTAAATGAACGGATATAAATGCTTTTACCGTGGTAAGACTTGTGAGGTTTACGCCGCCACGTCTTACGAAGCACAGCTAAAAGCTGCTGCCATGTTCAAAGCTAAGAAAACATATGAAATAACTGTAGTGCTCTGCGAGAAGCAAGGCGCACAAGTGGTGCAGTCAGCAGATTTTTAATTTTAACCGTTAAAAACCTTCACAAGGAATCATCATGCAAGTCAATTTCGAACAAGCCGTAACCCTCATCCGTACCGTGGGTACTCAAGTCACCGTGATGCTGCGGGGGCAGCCGGGTATGGGTAAGTCTGCGATCCTCAAGGAACTCGCTAAGCAACTGCCTGACCACACCCCCTGCTACGTGGACTGCACTCAGTTAGACCTTGGCGATATCGCCATGCCGGTGGTGGACCGCGAGACCATGACAACTTCCTACGCTCCGAACAATCGGTTCGGGCTGCGCCGTGGGTCTGACCAACCCGTCCTCATCATGCTGGATGAGCTAAGTAAAGCGCTTAAGCCCGTGCTGAATATGCTGTGGCCACTAGCCAACGACCGCAGATTGGGCGACCTGTCCTTGCCATACGGCTCTTACGTATTCGCCACCGGTAACCTAGACTCTGACGGGGTGGGCGACTCACTGCCTGCACATGGCTATAACCGCATGACGGTGGTGGACTACGCCAATCCCGAAGTCCTTGACGCTGAGGGGAAGCCCACTGGGTGGCTGCTGTGGGCAGCTGAGAACGATATCGACCCTGCAGTAATGAAGTTTGTGTTTGATACCCCCGAGGTGTTCGAGCGGTACGACGCGCTCACTAATCCTAAGAACCCGTACGTGTTCAACCCACTGACGGGTAACACCAAGACATACTGCTCGGGGCGGGCGCTTGAGCGGGCGTCACACATCATCAAACAACGTGACCGTCTGGGTAGTGCGCTCTTGCCTGCACTGGCAGGTACGATCGGTGAGCCTGCGGCGAGGATGCTTGAGGCTGCGGTGTTGCTGGACGACAAGCTGCCACCACTGAAACTTATCGAGTCCTCCCCCAAGGATGCGCCCCTGCCGGACGGTGTGTCTGCTTACTTTCTCATGGCTTTCAAACTTGCGAACCGGGCGCAGCCTGCGTCGTTGCCTGCGTATTGTGAGTACGTCAAGCGCTGGGAGTCATTCGAAGCACGTCACTTGTTCATAACGACAATCGCTGGCGTTAAATCCAAGCTCACGATGCTGGCCATGTGCCGTGCATACACGGAGCTCAGTGCAGGCCAAGCCAAGTATCTGAAGGGGAACTGAGATGCTGATTACTGAGCACACAGCAGACGGTCGCACGGTGGTGCGGCTTCGTAAAGATTGGCACCCAGGTCGCATCGGGCTTGCGTATGTGCCGCCCATGAAACGCTATGAGATGGGGCGCGTTGAACGAAGCATTCAAGACTGGGCATTGCAAGGCAAACTTAGGAGAAAACCATGAGTCCGTTAGATCGCATCCGTAGGCAGCACGTGTCCATCATGCACCACAAGATGTGGTGTTCGTTCGGGCCGATACTTGCGTCGGGGCGCACTGAGGTGCGCGAAGATATACCCACAGCCTGTACCGATGGGCTCAACAAGTTCTACGGCGAATCGTTTATCGAGAAGCTCAGTGACCCCGAGCTTAGGTTCGTGATCCTCCACGAGGCCACGCATGTGGCGTACCTGCACCTGGACATGTGGCGCGGGTTGTTCGATGAAAACCCCAAGCTTGCGAATCAGGCTGCGGATTATTTCGTAAACATATCGTTGCTCGATGCCGACAAGGATGCAGGGTTCATACGCATGCCGCAGATCGGTGGGATGCTCGATGAGAAGTATCGGGGCTGGTCGGTCAGGCAGATCTATGACGACCTGAAAAAGAACGGGGGTAGTGGTAGCGGAGGTGGTGGGTTCGATGAGCACATGTGGGATGAGGCCCATGGGCGCAGCGCTGAGGAGCGTGAGAAGCTAACCGAGGAGATCCAGCGGCTTGTGCGTCAGGGTGAGATCGTCAAGCGCCAGCGTAGCAAGGATGGTGCAGGTAGTCAGGACGGTGTGTTCGGTGCGTTGCTCGAAGCCAAGGTTAATTGGCGTGAAGTGTTGCGCGACTTTGTGTCTGAGCTTTGTGCAGGCAAGGACGAGTCCTCGTGGCGCAAACCGAACCGACGCTACCTAAGTGATGACGTGTATATGCCCACACTGCAGGGGGTCACGATGGGCGAGCTTGTGGTGGCGCTTGATACCTCGGGGTCGTGCTTCGGTAGCGCCATGATGACTGCGTTTGTGTCGGAGCTTCAGGGGGTCATCGAGCAGGTCAGGCCCAGTCGTGTGCGTGTGTTGTATTGGGATACACGAGTGGCGGGGGATCAGGTGTTTGATGATGGTCACTTCGCAGTGGCAACACTCAAGCCCAAGGGTGGGGGCGGCACACGTGCCGACGTGGTGTTTGATTATCTTCGAGACAACCGCATCAAGCCCGAGGCGGTCATCGTGCTGACTGATGGTGAGATCGGCAACAGTTGGGGTAAATCAGACTGGCCCACGCTGTGGGCCATCGCAGGCAAACGCAAAGCGCCGTTCGGTACAACTATTCGTGTGGAGGTGTGAGATGAGATTCTTAGTTTCTATATCAAACCCAATCGTGTTGACCGCAGCACAGCTTGAGAGATTAGTCGAGGTTGTCGATGGCTGCGAGGTCAAGGTGTCTGAGTGGGTGGGAACGGGAAAAGGTATCAATGGGACCAACTACATAGACAAAATCAATCAACCAAAGGTCGAGGACATGTTAACTTTGAAAGTTCTATCGCAGATTGAGTACGACGCACTGATCACAATGACCAAGCTTCGTGCCGAAGCAGAATAATTTTAACCGTTAAAACAAGGAGAGTTTCATGGACATCATGTCAGGTCAAGCGCGTGGCGCGTTGCTCGTTGATCTTTCAATCAGCACGTACATGGGTCGGGTGCAGGACAAGCGCACTCGTGATGAAGTGACTTCCAGTAAGGGGGCCAAGAGTAAGCGGGCTGCGTCGGTGTACAAGTCGTTGTTCGCTGATTGTGCAGAGCTTGATGCCATCACATCGTTTCAAGCGCGGCTTCGTGCGGCTAACTACAAATACACGTCACCGTGGTCGGACAGTGGGCTGCGCATCCTGCCAGCGTCGTTACTGCAGACGCATCAAGACATCATGTACAACGAGGAGCGTGAGTTCTGGCGGCTCGTCGATGCGTTCCTCGACAAGTACGACACGCTGGTGTCTGCGGCTGCGTTCCAGTTGGGCTCACTCTTTGATCGGCGTGAGTATCTGAGCCGGTCTGAGGTTCGTAGGCGCTTCGCATTTACGTTGACTTACATGCCGCTGCCCACATCGGGTGACTTTCGTATTGACCTTGAGAATACTGCGCAGCAGCTTTTGGTTACGCAGTATGAGGAACGAATGAAAGCCATGCAGGAGCGCGCAGCGCGTGACTCTTGGGAGCGTCTCTATTCAGCACTGACTCGACTGCAGAAGCAGTTGTCGCCAAAGACTGACGGCAAGCGCGGCAAGATATACGACTCACTGCTGGGTAATGTGCATGAGCTTTGTGGGTTGCTTGAGCATTTCAACGTATCGAACGATCCGCAGCTTGAGGCGATGCGTAAGGGTTTGCTAGGTGCAGTCGATGGGGTGACGACGGATGCCCTGCGTCAGGAGGCCGATACCCGTGAAGTGCTGCGGGCTCGGGTTGAGAAGCTTTTGGGCGATCGTGACTGGGGGTTGAGTGATGAAGCGGAAGATGAACCGATGGAGCTTGCAGCGTGATTGAACAATACGTGATGGCTGGCATGTGGCTTGAGACTTACACACATCGTTATGAGGAGAGAGATGACAAGTATGAAATAAGGACATACCGTGAGGCGGTTGAGACTGTGGGCCACGGCAACATAGGCGAACAGCCTGCGTGGCTTAAGCGGATTGTGGACATAGCCTACCTGGGTGATTACATAGTCCCTGTGCCTGCTCCGCCGCCTGACTTGGTGATGTGGTTCCTGACTGATCGTGATCTGAATCTTATTGAGTTCAAACAATTGAAGGACAACAAATGACAGCTAACATTATTCCAACGACTCGCAAGCGTGGACCCAAACCGATGACCAAACGCGCCAAGGTGCGCCGTGCCCTGAAGAAAGGTGTGCCCATCGACATCATCGTCAAGCGCTATCAGTGCCATCCCTCGCTGGTGTATGAGGAGCGCAAACTACTCAGGAAAGAGGCGCAGCTTACTATCACGCCTCTGGGCGGGATTGCCTCCCTCCCATCGGAACCCGCACCACTTACAAATAATGGGCTTGTTACGCTTTCAAGCTCAACAGTCGAAGAAAAAGTCACGCCTCCTCCCGGTTCGTTCGTTGAGGTAGCGCCCCCTCTGTCGCCGTGGCGTAGGTTCTGGCGGTGGCTGGCAGGGGTCCGGTCGTGAAACCAATGGAGCTTGGCGCTGCAGAACAAACCCAAGCATGTAGGACGTTGCTAGCGCTTGTGGTTCACACCGCGCTGCGGGATGCTTGCCTTGAGCCTCTGCGTGAGAAGAATAAACGTGGTGTGCGGTTGCGTATCGAGGCTTTCACTGCGATGCGGTTTCTGTTTGATGAGTCTGTGTCAGGGCTCAATGAGTACGCCATGTGGCTTGACTTTGATGCGGGCCAGTTCAGGTTGCGTCTGAAGAACATCATGGCCGATCTGCGGGCGGGCACTCGTGGTGGGTTCACTGACATGGACCGGCTTAACTTCAACCGCAACTACAAGTTGTATTTGTTGGCACCCGGTGTAAGTGAATACGACATCAAAAAGCAAGAGGAAGAAAATGATTGATTACAGCGAAGGTATTTTGAATCTGAAGCGGCTACTAGCCGACTTGGAAGAGGCTCTGCGTGATAACCGTGTGATGGAAGCACGAGACCTTTGCGCACAGATAACAACTGAGTCCCGGCTTGTGTATCAACAACTTGCAATCCAGTTTCTCAAGGAGACCAACCATGTTTAATGAACTCAAATCCGTACCGAAGTCCAAAGACCTATCAAAAAGCAACAAGGCGCTCACTGAAGCGATCAATGCCGTGAAGTCCAAGCACCCACACATGTTCTTGCAGGAGCACGAGATGCACCTGCGTAACTTCTACCACGAGCCGGATAGCCCAGTGATGTTGAACTCGTTTGTCGTTCCATCACCCACGCGGATGAAGTACAAGTGATGTGTCCTGTATGCACAACGGACGTACGCCATCGAACCGTCAAGGGTGAGTTCAGATACTACGCCTGCCAGTGCGGTGAACGGTGGAAGACGATGGAAATCATCATGGAGCGTGGTTTGAAGTACGAACCAAAAAAGCCAGGGCCGAAGGTAAAAGGAGAGACGAGATGACCAAGGACGACATCACCCGAATGGCTAGGGAGGCTGGATTCGTAGGCTTTGATGGAGACAACGGGTCACTGCGACGCTTCGCCGCCCTTGTCGCCGCAGCCGAGCGAGAGGTGTGTATTGCACTGACAGACAGCCGTTGTCAATGTGCTTGGCTTATTAAAGAAAGGGGGCAGGTATGACACGCGACGACATCCTGCGTATCGCAAAAGAGGCTGGTGTATGGGTTGCTGGTCAAAAGCCGTATCAGACGCAGCTAGAGCGATTTGCAGACCGCATCCTGGAGCATTTGCGGTGGGACGGCATCCACACCTGCAATGATGAGTGCCAGCGACCGGCGTGTGTTGCGGTAAAGGCAGAACGAGAGGCGTGCGCTCAGTTGGTAGATAACTACGCTTTGCAATACGACGAACCTGTGTGGGCAATTAAACTGACCGAAGCTATTCGAGCAAGGAGTGAGAAATGAGCAAGCACACGCCAGGGCCGTGGAAGGCTGTTTACGTTGGGTCCAGCGATTGGGATTTGGATGGCCCGACCACGCGAGATGATTGGACACTGGCAGCCGCAGCGCCTGATCTGCTGAAGGCATTGGAAACTTGCGAGGCGTTCCTTCTGTCAGCCGGCTTTGAATCGTCGGATGTCTACGCCGAAGTCTGCGCCTCCATCGCCAAAGCAACAGGAGAGACGAGATGACACAAGACGACATTCTGAGTAGAGCAGAGAAGTACAGCTCAATGATTGCTGGTTGGTGCTTCAACTCATCGGGCCTAGAGAAGTTCTGGCGAGAGGCTTACGAGGCTGGCCAGAAGTATGAACGAGAGGCGTGTGCTCAGTTGGCCTTGCAAGGGACAGGAGAGGCTGTACAAACCAGAACGCTAGAGATACTGCAATCAGAGCGGCAACGTATAGCTGCTTCTATCAGAGCAAGGGGTGAGAAATGAAGTTCAGAAAGAAGCCCGTGGTCATCGAGGCCACGCAGTGGTTCAAGATGGGTGATCATCCCGCTGTCGAGCCATACCCGTTCTCAGACATAGCGGGTAATCCAGACCCCGCACATAAAAGCTATGGCTGGGTCAAGACTTTAGAGGGAGGTCATATTGTCACCCCAGGCGATTGGATCATCACCGGGATTAAAAACGAAAACTACCCCTGCAAGCCTGACATCTTTGAAGCAACGTATGAGAGGGTGGAATGAACAACCAAACAGACTACACAGAACAAGTCATCGAGTTCAATACGAGCAGAAACTCAAGCGTCCTTGGGCGACTGATTCGATTGATTGCATTCCCGTTTATGTGGGTGCTGACTGGTAGGGGGATATTGTGAACGAACGAATCGCAAAACTTTATGACCAAGCACTGATGTTAGAAAGCAACGGTGACTATGTTGCAGGTGAACTTGATCCTGAAAAGTTTGCCGAGCTGATTGTTCGTGAGTGCATAAGAATCTGTGACCGCAGAGGGGCATACGAAGTAATGGACGACATCATCGACCGGTTTGGGGTAGAGATATGAGCCTGATAGAACGATTTCTATGCGCGGTTTTTGGTCACAAGTATGTGGTGCAGCGAGTGTTTAATCCCGGCGCTCGGCAGGTTGGTTGCACCAGATGCAATCGGAAGTGGGCTATGCACGACGGCACACGGTCGTTTGTTCCGTGGGATGGTGAGTTTGAATCAATGTATCGACAATTTGGAGAATGGAAATGAGTGACTTGACCTTCGGCGAAAAAGCAGTTGGCCTGACGTTTAACCCCAGCAACGACCCGACGGTTGATGCGATCAAGCGCAAATGCGCGGAACTGATCGATGAGATTCATGAGTTACGCACGAACCAACCAAACGCGGAGATTGCACGGATGGCGAGCATTGCCATCACAGAGATCCAGACCGGGCAGATGTGGGCAGTGAAAGCTGCTACTTGGAAATACTAAAACAGGACGGGGCTTCGGCCCCGGTTAAATATGAGCGCACTAAAACCTGTAGATATCCCGAATCAATATAAAGAATCCGCGCACGAAGTATTGCAAGAGGCGATGGACGAGAACCCAGACACCGTGGTCGTGTTGCTGTTCTGGAAAGCCCGCAATCAATTCATGATCAAAACATCTATGCAGCAAGACAGGCTTGGTCTGATCGGTGCGATTGAAGAGGCGAAGGCAAAGATCATTAAAGACGGGTACGCATCATGAGCATTGAAGCGATGAAGCAGGCGCTGGAGGCGTTGGAGAAGTCAGTTTCTACCTGCTTTCATGAGTACGCCCATGAGCAGGTAATGAGTTTTCCAGAGCATTTCATCAACCAAACTATTACCGCCCTCCGCGCTGCCATCGATCAGGCTGAGAAGCAGAGCGCATCTGGTTCATATGTGTCATGGGATAACACTTTATGCAATCCGTTAGCCCCCGCAAGAGAGCAAGCGAAAAGCGCGTGGTATGACGGATATAAAAGCGCCAAGGCAGAGCAGTACGACCAAACCTCACTCGAACTGTGCGAGGAATGCGGCTGGAAGGCGATCATCCCCGGTGACGGTTGTCTGGTCTGTGCGCGGCAGAAGGCGAGGCCGGTTGCGTGGATGTACGACTTTCTGGCAGACGACCGGGACGAAGTAATTCGAGACTGGACGACTCAGGACTATGCCGATATTGAGCGCGAGAAGGGCTTCAACGTGCGACCGCTCTACACAGCACCACAATCAATCAACGACTTTAAACCTGACTGGGACACGGTAAAGGCATACGACGAAAAGTTTGCTGAGATGCTGGATGAGCAGCAACGGCTGAGAGCAGAGTTGAAACAAGCGAAGCGCCAATGGGTCGGGCTGACGGATGAGGAGATCAAGGAAATCATTGGGCCGTGGGGAGACACCCCGATTAAAGGATATACACGAAAGTTGTTCGATCAAATCGAAGCAAAGCTGAAGGAGAAAAACAAATGAAATTCAAACGAGGCGACACAGTTCGCAAAGTATCTGGATCTCAGTGGCACGGGGTTATCGTAGGAACCTACTCCACGACACTAACCCCAGAAGGGTATGCAGTTGAGAGCTGGACGGAGAAAGGGTCTGTACAGATATACCCGGCAAAAGCACTGGAACACTGGGTGCCGGAGGTTAACTATGCGAACAAGGGATAAGCTTGAACGATACATCAAGAGTATTAAGACACCTCTTCATGTAGACCAGCTAGCAATTCGGTTTCTTGTTTCAACCACTACGATACGAAAGATCCTCAAGGAGATGGAGCATGAAGGAACAGCAGGCTATCGAATCGTCAAAGGCAAAAAGCTCTGGACCTACCGACACACCGCCTACGTGGCCGTTCCCAACAAACCTAGAGTCTTTACGACCACTCACAAACCCACCCCTACACGACGGCAAACCCACCTTTGATGAACTACACCGCGAAGCCGGAGACGCGCCGTGGTAACCCTTAACGACATCATCAAACGCAAACTAGAGGAATACGATATGACACAAGCCAAAAGCCCCCTGGATGACACTACCCCTATCGCTTCTGCAAACGACCGCCAAGTCGGCGGCAGCCACTACAAGGAGATGGACCCACAACCCTGGGACGTGATGGAGGTCCTGCTGACCCGCGAAGAGTTCTTGGGCTTCGTCAAAGGAAATCTTATTAAGTACGCGATGCGGCAAGGTAAGAAAGACAGCCCCGACGCTGGTAAGTATCACCACTACAAACAAAAGTACAACGAACTGCGGAGGCGTGGCTATGGCAGCAACTCCTGAAGTAAAAGTTAAGAAAGCCGTTCGCAAAATTCTTGATGAGATGGGGGTCTACTACTTCATGCCCCCCGCTAACGGCTATGGCAGGCAAGGCATTCCTGACATCGTAGGCTGCGTCAACGGCGCGTTCTTCGCTATCGAGTGCAAAGCCAAAGGCAATGTGCCAACGGCACTACAAGCTGCTGAGATTATGAAAATACGCGAAGCCGGTGGTGTGGCGCTTGTCGTTGATGAGACCAACATCGAGGCTGTTCGCGTCATAGGAGTAACGGATGTCTGATGTCGTTGTGCTTGATCTGGAGACTTATTACGACCGAGAGTATTCGCTCTCAAAGATATCAACCGAGGAGTACATCCGCAGCCCCCTGTTCGAGACGATTGGTGTCGCCATCAAGATCGATCACGGCCCTACCAAGTGGTACCCCAAGCCTGAAGTAAAGGCAGCACTGGCGGCTATCGACTGGGGCAACGCAATGGTGGTAGCCCAGAACACCATGTTCGATGGTGCGATCCTCAAGTGGCACTACGGCGTGGAGCCCAAGGCGTGGCTGGATATCATGGGTATGTCTCGCGCTTTGTTTCCGCATGAGAAGAGCCATAGCCTCAAGACTCAAGCCCAGCGTATGGGAGTCGGTGCTAAGGGTGACGAAGTTGTTGCAGCAATCGGTAAGAACTACAAAGACTTCGATGCCAAGTCACTGGCACGGTATGGTGCTTACTGCGTCAATGATGTGGAGCTTACGTATGAGTTGTTTACGCAGTACCTACGGCGTGGGTTCCCCATCAAAGAGCTTCAACTGATTGATCTCACTCTGCGGATGTTCATAGACCCCGTGCTTGAGCTGGATCGTGAGTTGTTGCAGGACCACTTGGCGGACGTGCTGGCTAAGAAGGAAGCGTTACTCAGCAAGCTGAGTGCCGACGATAAATCTCGTCTGATGAGTAATCCGCAGTTGGCTGAGATGCTCAAAGAGCGTGGCGTTGAGCCACCGATGAAGACAAGTCCGACCACGGGTAAGCAGACACTCGCGTTTGCGAAGACTGATGAAGCGTTCAAAGCTTTGCTTGAGCACGAAGACGTTGAAGTGCAGGCTATCGTTGCCGCACGGTTGGGTGTGAAGAGCACGATCGAGGAGACACGCACTCAGCGGTTCATAGATATGTCCTATCGTGGCAAGTTTCCTGTGCCGCTTAGATACTACGGGGCACACTCGGGTCGTTGGTCTGGCTGCTTAGTTGCCGATACTGAGGTGATTGTGTATGATCCACAGCATGGGGTGATGACAAAACGTATCGTTGACGTACTCGCAGACGACCTTGTGTGGGATGGGGAAAAGTTTGTAGAGCACGAAGGTGTTCAGTTCAGCGGCTACCAAGAAGTCATCACATGGGACAACGTAACAGGGACACCCGATCATGTCGTATTCACAGACGCCGGCGAGATTAGCTTACGAGATGCGATGCAGGGAGGCCACAAAATCCAAACTCCTCGAAGCCCTACCCAAGACGACGTGGACACCGCTAGGAGACTTATTCGTAACTACAAAAGATAGGGTTTTGTGCAGATGTGCTTGCGGGGTTGAGCGAGCGCTAAGGGTTAGTGACCTCCTAAGCGGTAACTCTAAGTTTTGCAGGTCCTGCTCTAGCCGAGCAAAAATGGCACGAATGGACCCTGAAGAACGTAGGCGCCAAGCTACCGTTGCCTCTGCAGTAGCATTAGAGGTTTTGGCCGAGACCCTCCTGAATGACCCGCTACGACAACGGTTTTCTGTTGAAGATATACAGCGCACTAGGGCTACCGCTGTGGGGGCTAAAGGTCGCTGTACAAACCCCAAAAACGTCGTCTATGAAAATTATGGCGGTAGAGGCATTGAGTTTAGATTCCCGAGTATTAGAAGCGCAGTCGAATGGATACTCTACAACCTGGGCCCTAGACCTACGCCGGCACACTCGTTAGATCGGATCGATAACAACCGGCACTACGAACCTGGGAATCTGAGATGGGCCACGCGTTCGGAACAAGCAAGAAACAAACGCCAATACAAACGAACCACTATGGGGGAGCGGGTACGAGCTATCCTAGCGCAGCGAAGTGACATCACTTATGAAACCGTTCGTCAGTGGATACATAAAGGCTTTACAGACGACGAAATTTTACAAAGGAGAAAACATGTTGGTTGCGGTATACGACATCAAAAACTGCGGGCCGAGGCATAGGTTTGTAGCTAACGGTAGATTGGTACACAACTCTGATTCGGTTAACCTTCAAAACCTTCCATCACGCACAGCTAACGCAGGCAAGATCAAGAAAGCTATCAAAGCGCCGCCCGGTTACGTGGTGATTGATTCAGACTCCTCACAGATCGAAGCGCGGACGCTGGCGTGGTTAGCGGGGCAGCAAGACCTCGTTGATGCGTTTGAACAAAAGCAAGACGTGTATCGCATCATGGCTTCGCATATCTACGGGGTTGCGCCTGACCAGATAACAAAAGAACAACGGTTCATTGGAAAGTCAACTGTGTTAGGTTGTGGTTATGGAGTCGGGCACAAGAAGCTACAGCTCTTCCTGAAGACGGGTGCGGGCGTTGTGGTGGACGATGCGGAAGCCAAGCGCATAGTAGATACCTATCGACGGACGTACTACTGCATACCTGAGCTATGGAAAACTGCAGACGTTGCGCTCTCGATGCTGGCGGCGCATATGCCGATGGTTGTGGACCGGCAGAATATCGTGAAGGCTATGCCGGGCGTGGGGCTTACGCTTCCGAACGGTACACACATTCAGTACCCAGGGCTTCGGCAGGAGCGCCGGGATGACGGCACCTTGCGGTGGGTGTACGACTCACGTGGGCAGGTGATCGACATATACGGAGGCAAAAGTGTGGAGAATTTTTGCCAGGGGATCGCGCGGTGCATCGTGGCTGAGCAGATGCTGCGCATCGCCAAGCGGTACAAGGTGGTGTTGACTGTCCATGATGCGGTTGCCTGTGTCGCACCCGAGGCGCAGGTTGAAGAAGCCGTGAAATATGTTGAGGAATGTATGTCGTGGCGACCGGCGTGGGCTAAAACGCTCCCCCTTGCATGTGAGGTAGGGTGGGGTGCATCATACGGGGATTGCTAAATGTAAACACAATCATGCTCATACACTCACACTCATCGATCAAAGACTTCCAAGGTTGTGCACGGCGGTACCAGCAGGTTCGAATCCTCAAACGGTTTAAGTCTCAACCCACCGAAGCTACGACATACGGCAATCTTGTGCACGAAGCGATTGAGAAGTTTCTCAAGGACGGCACGGAGCTACCGGAACATCTGCAACGGCACACTGAGGTGCTTGAAGGCATTCGTGATATGCCTGGGCAACGGTTCTGTGAAGAAAAGTTGGGGCTTCGCAAGGACTTCACACCTTGCGGGTTCTTCGATAAGGACGTGTGGTTCCGAGGTATCCCTGACCTGCTGGTGGTCAACAATGAGATCGCGTGGTTAGCAGATTGGAAGACAGGCAAATCGAGTCGCTATGCAGATACATCGCAGTTAGAACTCATGGCGGCTATGACGATGGCGCACCATCCCAGTGTGCTGAAGGTAAAGGCGATGCTGTTCTTCCTTGTGCCGGGGGATGTGATCCAAGCTCGGTATTATCGTGAGCACATGCCGGACATTTTATCTCGATGGGCAGGACATGCGGCAGCGATTGAGGATACTGTAGCGGTCGATGTTTGGAATGCCACGCCCAGTGGGCTGTGTAAATTTTGTCCTGTCTCACAGGACGTTTGTGAGCATAGGTGATGTATGGCACGTAACTACCGCAACGAGTATGACTCGTACCAAGGCAAGCCTGAGCAGATCGCTAACCGCGCTGCACGTAACAAAGCTCGGCGCATGCTGGAGAAAGAAGGCCGAGTCAGTAAGGGCGATGGTAAAGACGTTGACCATGTGACGCCGATGGCCAAGGGCGGTGGGACTACGAAGGGGAACTTGCGCGCGGTATCTAAGAGTGCGAACCGTAGCTTCCCGAGAACCCGTAAAGCGGGCATGAAGTAGTTGACAGTCTACGTGTGACCACGTAGGCTTGTGAGGTCCGGCGTCTCCCCGGACTCTCCTTGTGAAGTTGGTTTGCGAGGTGACTCCCCCCAGTCACCTCGCTTTTTTGGAGACACATAACAAACGCCGAGTGCAGACCGCACCTCGGCTATTAAACATTTGGAGAGTCTGTGCAGATCATCGACAACAAGGCATTACTCATCCGCACCAAGAAGGCGGAGCAAATCACAAAGCTCATACCCAAGAGCAAGCTGCTGCGCAAGGAAGGCGAGGTTGGTGAAATCCTCGTGCACTGGGGGTTTGACGAAGCGCGAATCTTACGCAACCTGCGCATCAAGAACGTACCTAACCCTATCCTCGGGCGCTACAAGTGGCCCGGTATCTACACCCCGTTTGATCATCAACGTACGACTGCTGCGTTCCTTGCCACACACCCTCGTTGCTTCTGTTTGAACGAGGCAGGCACCGGGAAAACGTCTGCCGCTGCGTGGGCTGCGGACTATCTCATGACGGTGGGGGTTGTCAAGCGGGTGCTGATTGTGTGCCCGGTGTCGATCATGGATACGGCGTGGCGGTCAGATTTGTTCAAGACAGTTATGCACCGCACGGTGGCGCTTGCGGTTGGTAGTCGTCGTAGACGCGAAGAGATTGTGCGTGGCGGGTATGACTTCACCATCATCAACTTCGATGGCGTTAAGGTTGTGCGCGAGGCGCTCGCTAAGCAACAGTTTGATCTCATCATCGTGGACGAAGCGACTGCGATTAAATCAGCAACCACAGACCGATGGAAAGCACTAGCCTCACTGGTGCTGCCCAAGACATACATATGGCTTATGACTGGCACCCCGGCTGCGCAGTCGCCTGTGGATGCGTATGGTCTAGCTAAGATCGTCAACCCGGCGTCGGTACCACGATTCTTCGGGGCGTTTCGTGATCAAGTGATGTACAAGGTAACGCAGTTCAAATGGATACCCAAAGCCTCTGCAGCGGAGACTGTCCATCGTGTGCTGCAGCCTGCCATCCGGTTCACCAAGGAGGAGTGCCTCGACCTGCCGGACATGCTCTACACCACACGCGATGTGCCGCTGACCAAACAACAACTGCAGTATTACGAAGTCATCCGCAAGAACATGATGGCTACCGCAGCGGGCGAACAGATCACCGCAGTCAACGCAGCAGGGCTACTCAATAAACTTCTGCAGGTATCCCAAGGCAGCGCGTACTCTACAGAGCGCGAAGTCATCGAGTTCGATATCACAAACCGTTACAACGAGCTGCTGGATGTGGTGCGTGGCACCACGCACAAAGTGATTGTGTTCGTCCCCTTCCGGCACGTGCTAGAGCGACTAACGGAGCTGCTATCGAAAGACGGCATCACTAACGCAGCGATCCACGGCGGCACACCAGGAAGTCTGCGGGCGACGTTCATCAAACAGTTCCAGACTGAGACGGACCCCAAGGTGATCCTACTGATCCCTCAAGCTGCGGCGCATGGTGTGACGTTGACCAAGGCAGACACCGTGGTGTGGTGGGGGCC